GCTCTTTGCCCTCGGTCTCGTAGCCGGAGACCGTAGTGCGCTGCTTACCACAGAGGCGGGCAAACTCGGCCTGCGTCAAATCTTTCTCCTTGCGGAGTGCGACCAACCGTTCAGAAAACTTATCCATACAGACGTACCTCCCTAAGACTTATATATTGTATCACAAAAATCCCCTCACGGGGACAAATGACGCTAATTGCGTCATAAATAGCAAAAATTTTTGAAAAAAACTTGACTTTGACCCAATTAGGGACTATAATAAACCACAGAAAGACCCCAAAAGGGTCACACAGAAAGGAGGAGACAGGCGGAATGCGGAAAAAGCTGCAAACGCTCCGAGAGGGCGCAGGCTATACCCAGCAGACTTTCAGCGAGCGACTGGGCGTGAGCCGGAGCCACTACGCACAGATTGAGAGCGGAGACAAGAATCCGTCCCTCAAGCTGAGCCTGAAAATCAAGCAGGCCCTCGGCTATCCCTACGACGACCTTTTTTTTAACCCGAAACGACCCGTTTCGCGTCATTGATGCGAAACGATGACGCCAAAAGCAAACATTTGGCGTTTCCGTGTAAATATTTTAACCGAAAGGAGGCACGGAATAAATGCCTAAAATGGCAAAGAAAGCCGCAGATAACGTGTTCTACAAGGCACGAATCGCAGCGGCATCGTGGAACGACCGGCTAGGCAGCAGAGAGGGTGCGTCAGAGGTGACCGGCATCGACCGGACGCGGCTCGCCAACATCGAGCTCGGAACCATCAACCCGCACCCGGAGGAGGTCCTGATGCTTTCGGACACCTACAACGCGCCGGAGCTGCAAAACCATTTCTGCTCGCACCTCTGCCCGCTCGGCATTGGGACGATTTCACCGATTGAGCTGGAAGAGCTTGAGCGGGTCACATTGCAGCTCATTTCGGCAATGAAGTCGTTGCCGGAGGTCAAGGACGGAATCATCGACATCGCGGCCGACGGCGTCATCGACGCGAAAGAAAAGCCGCGCATGGAGCAGTACCTCGAGGTACTCGACGAGATAACAAACAAGGCTCAGACCTTGAAGCTCATTTATAGAAAGCAATTCGGAAAACAGGAGGTGTAAAAAGTGTTGGAGGCGAAGCAGAGCGGGAACGTCGTGGAGGACTTCACCATCGGGAACACCCGAATCAAGATTTGCGACGACTTCTGCCGGACCCGGACGAGCGGAGAGGTCAAAGAAATCCTCGACCGCGTCGCACGGAGGACGGTTGGCTCGCTCACGGCAGCCGCCACACCTGATTATGGATGCGCTTAAAAGAAAGATGGAGATTGCGGCCGTTGCGTTTTTCTGCACAGTCACCGCACTCATTGCGGTTTGCTCCTGCGCAACGACGGCCGCAGCAAACCTCGCACGGCAGACGGCGGCAGAACCGGTTACGGAATATGTGACGCTCACCTACACGGAGGCGCAGCCAGAGGACGAACAGGAGCCGGAGCTCCTCTACGACGTACCCATGAGCGACGAGCTGCAACGGTACGTCCGGGAGCAGGCGGAGCGGCAGGGCGTCCCGTTTGAAATCGCCATCGCCGTCATCGAGCGGGAGAGCGGCTACCAGCCGGATGCGGTCAGCGACACCGGAGACTTCGGCCTCATGCAGATTAACGTCTGCAATCACCGCTGGCTCTATGAGGAACTCGGCATTACGGATGTGATGGACCCGGAGCAGAACATCGAGGCTGGTCTCTACATCCTCGGGCAGGCGTTCCAAAAGTACGACGACCCCGACAAGGCTCTCATGGCATACAACATGGGTGACAGCGGTATGAAAGCCGCATGGAGCAAGGGCCAGCACAGCAGCAAATACAGCCGCGCAGTCATTGAGACGGCGCAGGCCCTCAAGAGAAAGGAGCACTAAATGGACTGGAAGATTCACAGAGCGATTCTCATTGCGGCCATCTGGATTGCAGAGGTTCTCTCAGCTGGTATCTGCGGATTCATCGCCGCGCTGGCACTCATTCCGGCCAGCTACGCAGCGCGCGGCTACTTCGCCTTTGGTGGCGAGTGGCTTATCGTGCTCGGCGTCACGCTGCTTGCGTTCCACGTCATCAACAACGCATTTTTCGGAATGCTCAAGCACCACTGAAAGGAGGTGAACCACATGGCTGAACAGAACCTTTTCTGCCTCTGCGGCAGATGCTCGCGCAAGCTGCGCAGCGCGGCTGCCCGTCGCGTCGGGATGGGCTCGACCTGCTGCCGCAAGGAGACAGGCAAGACCATCACCCAGTTGCTCAAGGAGCTGGACGAGCAGGAGGCCGCAGCAGCGGCA